GAGTATCTACCTACACACGCACAGTCTAAGGAGAAATAATGGCTACCACAGTAATTACCGGTCGCGATATTTCGTTGTCTTTCACAGGTGGAACAGACATCGAAGCACAAGCAACAAGCGCGATTTTAACAAAAACTGTCGATCGTCAGGTGTATCAAACGCTTGATGGTGAGGCATATAAGACAACAAATGTTGAAGCAGAATTTGTTTTGGAAATGCTTGCTGATTGGGGCAAGACCAATTCAGTATGCGAAGCAATTTGGACAGCACTAGACACTAGCCCAGATGCAACAGTTTCAGTAACATTGACAACAGCAACAGGTGCACAATTTGTGTTCCCTTGCTTACTTGATTACCCAACAGCTGGCGGATCAGGAATGGATGCTCAGACAGTTACTTTTACATGGAAAGTATCAAAGGGCGAAGTAACCGAAACATTTAGTTAAGATCTAACAACGGGAGCAAAAAATGAAACTAGGACTTACAATTAAATATAACTCAGGCGAGGAAGTAACAGTTGTTGCCCAACCGCCTGAGTTTGCGAAATGGGAAAAGGCATCAGGAAAAGTTATTACCAAATGGAGTTCTGATGGTTATGTTGGAATGTGGGATATGTTATTTTTGGCTCACAGTGCAATTAAAAGAACTTCAGATAAACCTATCCGACCTTTTGAAGCATGGATGGATATTGTCGAGAATTGCAAAATTGCAGAAGTCGGTGATGCAGACCCAAAAGCCATCCAGCAGGAAGCCTAAATCGATTATTGGTTGAGTTGGCAATAGCCACACAAATACCAATGAGAGAATGGGTTGACGCAGACGACATCTATACAGCTATAGAAGTATTGGAGCAGAGGAATGGCAAATGAAACAATCGCCTATAATAAAAAAGATCTGCGCGATATTTACAAGGCTTTTAAACTTATGGATGATCAAGCAACAGAGGAAGCACGCAGTCAATCTGCTGCTTTGGCGTATTTTGCATCAGAGGAAATTAAGCAGGCAGCTGGAACTAGAACAAAGGCTGGCAAAGTTGCGCAAAGAGTCGCGGATGGCGTTAGCATCTCTAAATCAAGTAAGATCGGTGAATTCAGTTACGGATTTGCTAGACAAAAGTTTTCGGGTGGTGCTACTACACAAACCCTATGGGGTGGCATTGAGTTTGGTTCAAATAAATTCAAACAGTTCCCTAGTTATTCGGGACGGCAAGGTCGTGGATCTCGCGGATGGTTCATATATCCAACCCTTCGCAGAATTCAGCCTGAATTGATTGAGAAGTGGGAAAAAAGTTTTGATCGCATTATTAAGGAATGGGTCTAATGGCAACCGGTAATCGCACATTAAAATTATCAATCCTTGCTGATGTTGATGACTTAAAAAAGAAGTTAGGTGAAGCTGATAAGGCTGTTGAAGATAACTCCAGCAAGATTTCAGAGTTTGGGAAAAAGGCTGCTGCTGCATTTGCGGTTGCTGCTGCTGCTGCCGTTGCCTATGGCACTAAATTAGCCATTGATGGGGTCAAAGCGGCGATAGAGGACGAGCAGGCACAGTTAAGGTTAGCCAATGCCTTAAAACAGGCCACAGGGGCTACAGAAGGCCAAATAAAGGCAACTGAGGACTTTATCCTTCAAACATCTTTAGCCACAGGCGTTGCCGATGATCAATTAAGACCAGCCATGCAGAGGTTGGCGGTATCTACAAAAGATACTGAGGAAGCTCAAAAGTTATTGGCTTTAGCTTTAGATATAAGCAAGGGATCTGGTAAAGATTTAGAAACAGTTGCTAATGCTTTGGGTAAGGCTCACGATGGACAATCAACTGCTTTAGGTAGGTTAGGGCTTGGATTATCAGCTGCTGAATTAAAAACTATGACTTTCACAGAAGTTCAACAAAAACTATCTGATCTTTATGGTGGAGCTGCATCCGCTAATGCCGAAACATTTCAAGGAAAAATTGATCGCTTAAAAGTTGGATTTGATGAGGCTAAGGAAAGTTTAGGAGTTGCTTTATTACCAGCCGTTGAACAATTTATTACATTTTTGAATGATCGCGGTATTCCTACATTAAACGCTTTTATTGCTGGATTAACTGGTGATCAAGGATTAAGTGCTGGACTTGCTGAAACTCAGAGAGGCGCTGAGGGCTTTGGTAAAACAATTGGATCAGTTATTGGAATCATTCAAGGCTTTATTACATTTTTAAGAGAAGCAATTGGTTTGGTTGTATCACTTGCAAATGAACTTATTAGAGTTGTAAATATTATTCCGGGTGTAAATATAGGATCATTACCAAATCCTGCTCCATCAGCTAGTAAATCATCCTTGCCAAAAATTCCAAGTAGTAGTTCAAACTTTACATATGGCGCAGGTAATCCAAATGTAACTAATATTTATGTAAGTGCTATTGATGGCGAAGGTGCAGCTAGAGCTGTTGGGAAAGTGGTTAATCAAAGCGCAGCTCGTGGTGTGCCAGTATTTAGCGGAAATGGAATTAGGATAAATTGACAGTCTGGAGTCCAGTTTGGAAATTAACTGTCGATGGAGTTGATTATACCAATATTTCAATAAGTGACATCCAGCATCAGGCTGGTCGCGATGATATTTACATTCAACCTGCTCCATCTTATGTTCAAATAACTTTGGTTGCCTTAAATGGTCAAACCTTACCTTTTGATATTAATGACAGTTTATTTTTACAAGTCAAAAACTCATCTGGAACTTATGTTAATGTGTTTGGTGGAGATATTACCGATGTAATTGTTGAAGTAGGTGCCACCGGAGCAATTGGAACAGTAGTTCAATATACCCTTATCGCGATGGGGACTTTAGCCAAGATTGCAAAAGAAATTTACAATGGAACAATTTCTCAAGACGAGGATGGCAATCAAATTTATGCTTTGCTTTCAAGTGTATTGCTTGGTGCTTGGACGGATGTGCCAGCAGCTTCTACTTGGGCAACATATTCAGTAACAGAAACTTGGGCAAATGCCGTAAATCTTGGACTTGGCGAAATTGATAAACCGGGTCTTTATACAATGGAAAATCGCGGTGCAAATCCAGATAATATTTACAATATAGCATCCCTAATTGCCAATTCAGCCTTTGGATATTTATATGAGGATAATCAAGGAAATATCGGTTACGCAGATGCCGATCACAGGCAAAATTATTTACTTACGAATGGCTATGTCGAATTAAGTGCAAATGAAGCTTTAGGTGCTGGATTATCAACAGTTATGAGATCTGGTGATGTTCGAAATGATATTTACATAAATTATGGCAACAATTATGGATCTCAAAAGACAGCTACATCCGCAGCATCTATCGCTTTATATGGTTACAAGGCAGAATCAATTAATTCAGTTTTACATGATGCAACCGATGCTCAGGCAGTAGCCGATCGATATATTACTCAAAGAGCTTATCCTCGACCAGTATTTCAATCGATTACGTTTCCAATAACAAACCCAGAAATTGACAATTCTGATAGGGATGCTTTATTGGGCGTATTTATGGGAATGCCCGTTGATATTAGAAACTTGCCTACCCAAATATCAGGTGGCACATTTCAAGGATATGTTGAGGGCTGGTCATGGAGCACACGATTTAATGAATTGTTTTTGACAATCAATGTTTCACCAGTCGAATTTAGCCAAGTGGCGATGCGTTGGAATACCACACCAATAGCCGAAAAATGGAACACTTTAGACCCAACATTGACTTGGGAGTACGCTACAATAGTAGCCTGATAGGAAAAGGATAAAATGCCAACTACCACCAATTATGGCTGGACAACACCAGCAGACACCGATCTTGTCAAAGATGGTGCAAGTGCAATTCGCACGCTTGGAACTTCAATTGATACAACTACTAAAAATCTTAATCCATCAACAACTCTTGGTGATATTGAATATCGTTCATCCACAGCTAACACAAACACTAGATTAGGAATTGGATCTACTGGTCAAGTATTAACAGTATCTGGCGGAGTTCCAGCATGGTCAACCCCATCAGCAAGCGCAATGACTTTAATAACAAGTGGATCGTTAACGGGTTCTGCTGTTGATCTAACTTCTATTTCAGGTTATAACGATTTGCAATTAGTTTTAAGAGATTTTTATCCAAACAGCACAAGTACTTCTTTGAGATTAAGATTAAATGCCGATTCTGGTGCAAATTATTCAACTTCTTTATATCGCACAACTGCAACAAGTATTGATAATAGTTCAGGCACAAATCAAATTTCTTTTAATGATGGCGCAACTCAACAGTCCAATTCAAATACTAATGCTCACTTGGTAATAAATTTTTATGATTATGCAAATACCACAAGTAAAAAAGTTTTTCCAAGTTATTATGTTTATAACAGTAGCATAACAGTAGGTGCAGTTAATTCATATAATGTTACAGGTGCGATTACTCAAATAAATCTTGCTTGCAACTCAGGTAATTTTGGTGGCGGAACTTACAGATTGTATGGTATCAAATAATGGCTAAATTAAAATTAACTAAAACAATTATTGATTGCGAAACTGGCGAACAAATTAAGCGTGAATTTACACAAGATGAATATGCTCAATATGAGGCAGATCAAGCAGCACAATTATTACGAGAAACAGAAATTGCAGCAAAAGCAGCTGAAAAACAAGCATTACTTGACAGACTTGGCATTACTGCTGACGAAGCAAAATTGTTACTTGGCTAATGAAGCCTTGGTTATCTAAAGCTGCTGAAACATTACGCGACCAGATAAATGGAGCGTTTGTGGGTAGGAGCAGGAAAGCTGATGGATGGATCGGCGATAATAAGCACGCATCTCGAAAATCCGATCACAACCCAAGATCTAACGGAGAAGTTTGCGCGATCGACATTGACGCTGGCTTATCTGACCAACAAGGGATTAGTTATGATTTGGCAGATCAGCTTCGACTCGCAGCAAAAAAAGATAAGCGTATATCTTACATAATCCACGCTGGCAAAATTGCTAGTGGTAGATCATTGTGGAAATTTAGAAAATATACTGGGATAAATCCCCATCATAAGCATATCCATATTTCATTCAAGCCAAATCAAACTGGCGAGAAGTTTGACATCCCACTACTGAAAGGTAACTAATGAAACTATCTAAAAAACATAAAGCAGCAATTAAGTCATATTTGAGAGCTGTAGCAGCTAGTGGAATTACAGTTGCTTTAGCAATAGTGGCTGACATTCATCCAGCTTATGCAACCTTGCTTGGTGCAGTTGTTGCTCCAGTAGCGAAAGCATTAGATCCAAAGTCAGGGAGCGAAGTAGATTATGGCCTTAGTGAAAAATGAGTCCAAACGAATTAGTCGCATTTGGCGTTGGCGTTTGCAGCATCGCGACCGCTTTATTGCTGGCTCTACGATGGGTTATTAAAAGTTTTTTAAGCGAACTTCGCCCAAATTCTGGCAGCTCGATCAAAGATGCTATCAACCGAATTGATGAGAGAAGTTTGAGATTAGAACAGCGTGTTGATGAACTGTTCTCTCTAGTTAATAGGCGATAATTTATTTTATGGCGAACACACGAAAACGCACACCACGAAAAAAGGTTAATCGGAGAGTAGTTCGCCACACTCCTGAGCCATTAAGTAAAATAGATCAACATTACATGGCTCTACATGAATGCTATAAAGCAGCTAGAAAAGCAGGATTCACGCCTGAGCATGCTTTCTGGCTTATGACTGAACATAAAACATTCCCTGATTGGATTGTAGGCGATGGCGGAATTATTCCTTCCATAGATCCAACTGACGATGAGGATGACGATTAAAGCCAACCGCAG